AACCAATAATTCATTATTATCATTATACAAACCAATTGTAGTTATATAAGGTGCAAACTGTGAATGAGAAACAAATGGTTCTACGAATTGAGTTGCCTGATAACTTGAGGCGAATGAACCAGTTGAATCTTGACCACCACTTGGATTATCTCCAGGTGGAAAATAATAACGTGGTTCTGTTCCTTCTACAACAGTAACACTTCCACTACGCTGATGAGTAAGACTTATATTTCTTGATGTATTAAATTTACCTGCTGGAGATATAACCGTATATTCATGTTGATAAATTGTATGAGTTGACCTATAATCTATTTCAAATCCATCTGTTCCAGTTCCAAGTCCTACATCTTTATAAGAACCTGTATCTGTAAAAACCAACGTTCCTGTATCATAAAATACATTTCCTACAACACTTCCACTACCTTGTGCAGTCCATTTTGAATTATCCCAACTACTACTTTTAAATGCCGCATAACTTGATGAATATGCATAATCATAAAGATTACCGTCTCCATCATCTTTGATTGTAAAAGTTACATCCGTACTATTATCTGTTACTTGTACTGATTTAGGTTTTATTTCTTCACCAAATAAATCTTGTGGAACTGAAATAATAGAGCATGAATCATGTAAAAGTCTATATTGTTTGTTTGGATTTGTTGGACCATAACTTAGAAATGGTTCTTTTCTTCCAGATGATTTAGAAAGTTTTGGATTTTTACTAAATCTTTCGTAATAAAGATTATTTATAGTATAATATAATGGTAATGAATAATAAGTTCCAAGACTATATGGTTTTTTATTTAAACTTGCAGATAAAGAATTATAAACTCCAAAACTTTGAGATGCTGCAGAAGCTGTTGTAAAATTAAAATGACTTCCACTAACCCCCCTTAAACCATATACACCACTTCCACTATCTACATTAGTAAATTGGAATCTTTTGTATGTTTTAAAAGGTTCAATGGAAACGTCTTGTGGGTGGACATTTCTTAACATAAAGTTTGCCCCCTATCAGTTAAAAGTCAAGTTTAACTTTTATAAGAGCTTCTCTCGAATAAGATTTAAGAACTGGTTGACTTAGTTTGGCAACTGCTAATAATTCATTTGCATCATTGAAAAGACCAACAGTTGTAATATAAGATTTTGGATCTTTAAAGAATGTAGGTTGTGTAAATGTACCATCAGATGCGGTAAAGAAAGTTGGATTATTACTAAAATTAAATTCTTTATTTCCTGCTCTACAGAAAAAATGAGTGGAAGAAAGTCTTTCTTCTCTACGGGCTTGAAATTTAGCTCCTTGTACTATTGAATCAAAAAATCTTGGTACATTACCACCAAGTGTATTTGAACCTGAATCTGAAGTAATATCTGCTACTAAACTATCTACCTGATTGCCATTCAACACAATTAATCCTGTATCAGGATAAAATAATCCAATTCCACCACCGGCCTGTGATGCGGCTGCTGTTTTAGTTACTGCAGTTCCACTTGCTATTGAACCACTTACAACATTAAATACGCGACCACCTATTCCAGAAGTTGGATTAGCAGTAGCTTTACTATCATCAATTAATTTAACTTGATTGGCGTTCCCAGAATCTAAATGAAGTTCCCAATTTCCTGGATCTACTTTTTCTCTCATCCTTGCCCGTTTCAATGAAATAGCGTAAAAATGATCTGAAGTATTATCCCCAGCATATGTAAATCTATCTACATTTGGACCTAATAGTAAATTAACAAGTTGTGCGTGAATAGCTGCTGTTGCTCTATTTCCTGTTGCTGCACCTACTGTACCTAAAGAACCACTACCATGTACGTGTCCATATGTAATAGAAAACTGAATCTCTGCTTCACTATCTGTCGCTGGACTTGTTTTATAAATATCGTAATAATAAGCTCCATTTGAGGAACTTTGTGCAGATTGTGAATAAAACGCTGAAAGTGTACCTGATCCGCCTGACCAAATACCAGAAGATATAGTAGACTTAATATTCTTTACTACATCATTGTCTGCGTCAAATAATTTAAATGCTCCTGATAATGCCATTGTTATCTCCTTCTATAATTCTTATTAACTTACGGGAGGTGTACCAGCACCAGCTGGACTCCCAAGGCTAGTCTTATTAACGGTTATAGCCACGGTACTCGTTGCTCCAGTCTGATTACCTACAATTGTAATCTGAGTAGATTTTTGATTTGGACTTGTAAATACTTGTGGAAGTACTCTTGCAGTTAATCCACTTACATTCTGACTTTGTGTTAATTCTTCATCACTTAAAGTAACGGGAACTAATGGTGCAGATGGACTTGGTGCCGCCTGACCAACTTGAAGTGTTGCCACTGTAGTGTCATGTATAATAAAAGTATATCCTTGTTCTGCATCCGTTGAATTTAATGTTCCAGGTGCGAGTAGTTCACCATTTCCACCACCCTGACTGAAAGCTAAGGTAGGTACTGCCACATCAAGAATCGGTAATCTTGAAGTTTCTTTTGGTAAAGTTACAAGTTTATATTTTAATGCCTGTGTTTCATCTGAAACTGGTTCTAATAAAGGCATATTTTCAATAACTGCCCCATAATAGTTAGTTCCATTAGGATGTGCTGTATCCCAAAGACGATAATCTACTTCATCGTCTGATAATGCAAACTTTGTTATTGCAAATTCGTTTCTACCACGAGCTAAGAGTTCTCTACCTCGCTTGGTAAGAACTGCATCTATCGTAATAGTTGTATTATTAAGAAATCCCATTTTTGTCTCCTAAATAAAGGTATTTTTTGTTTTTAAACGGAGTTTAATATCTGATAGTGAATAAAACTTTCTCACTTATAAATATATCAAATTCCAATTTTTGTTAGTTTTACTTAACTCTAAGTTTAGATTCTCCCGGATCTTGTGTTACAAGTGTAGTTGGTGAAGTTACCGTTATTGTAACTGGATTTTCTAAGTCTAATGTAGTACTCTTTGTCTGTATACTTCCACCATATGCTAATCTAAAATATGAATTATCATATCCAACACTTTGAACTTCACTTCTTACTAATGACCGAGAAGAATAATTTCTTCGGTCTGTATCCCAAACGAATCCGTGATCTAAAAATGCATTTTCTGCAGATGAATAGAAAAATTTATATTCAAAATTATGTTCTGAGAGTACTGAAGATGATATATTTGGTTGTAGTGACTCTCTAAATATCTTTTCAGGACCACCTATTGTTATATCAACATTACCCCATTTTTCTTCACCACCACCCCATCCAGTAGTAGATGACGAAAGATTATATAAAGACGCGTTCCCCATTGAAGATGAAACAGAACCTACATAGGTATTATAAGAACCAGTTACAAATGCATAATCAAAGAAACTGGCTGAACCTTCGTAATATGGATGTAATCCAGTTGGTGTTGGTACGGCCTGTGGTATTGATGCAGACATTGGAAGTGTTTCTGCAGATGCAGACTGTACAAACATATTAACATCACCTCTAACCAACAAATCTTCAAAAGTTGGTTTTTTTCCTACAACTTCCTTTTTCCTTTCAAGAATATTTGGTTCAATCAATAATCCAACACTTGCTCGTGCACGGGCAGGTACGCATGCCCTTAATTGTTCAAAAATAGAACTATCATAATACCTTATTAACCTAATATAATCCCAAAAATTACTTGGAGTAAGATATTTTTGCCAATAAGTTGTAGCAACATCCTCTAATGTTCTATATCTATGTTTGTACTTATCTCGTGGATCACCAATATATTGATCAAAGTCTAAATTTGCAACAGAACGAATTATATCTTCATCAATAACATTCGTTGGTGAAAAATATATCCCTAATTTATTAGAATCAAGTGCGGCCGTATCGTATGCACTAAGTTCGGATCTCTTATCAACCGACAAACCACCAAATGATAATCTATTAGTTTCTAATCTAATTTTATTTGAAACACGTCTACTCGGGCCTACATTAGGAATTAACATTTGTTCTTCATCTACTACAGAACTAAAATGTGGTCTATTACCTAATGTATATCCAGTAGCTGTTCCTGCCTGATTATAAGATTGGTCTGCACTCGTATCTCGAATAGAAGTAGAACTATCAAGATTTGTATTATCATCAAACGAATATCGTAATACTAAATCTGTCCATGATGCAGATGCATGATTTCCATCAAATGACTTTGGTGCCTTTACATGATTATCAAATGAACCAGAATTTAATGCTGAATTCCAATAGCGAAATTCCATCATAGAACCACTAAATTGATTACCAAAATCATCACTTGATTTACCACCAATATATGCAGTTTCATTTCCTACAAACGAACTATTCCATGATGAACTTGTTGCCCCATCAATAGACATTGTTGTATAAGATTCTAAATAAATCTTACTTCTACCCTCATCATACTTCTTAACATATAATCTATAATCAACTTGTTGTGAAGTAGTATCTGCTGTTAATTGTGCTCCACTTGATGAAACACGATTTAACATTACAGAATAGAATTCACCATCATATATTGGTAAAGCTGAAGATGAAAGTTCTGCTGCACTTCCTGCTGATGCATTCAATACAAACGAAACTGAACCATAATTATCTGATGAACCATTATCTTTTAATCTTATAGCGAAACCATGAGTTGTTCCTGCTTGAAATAAAGTTTGATTAGAACCACTCGCAGCTTTAAATCTAAATTCTATTGTATCTGGTTTTCTACCACTATTGGTATCGTTTGCCCAAGTTGTCTGAATATATTGTCCAGCTTTAAAATCTATTGCTTTAGTAAAATTTCTATCTATAAAATATGCTGGTTTATTTGTATCTGGGTCAGGACCACCATATTCTTTAACTCTTAAAATACTTGATGGGATACCATAACAATTTATCAATCCCTTAAATGAACGAATAGTTCCTCTTGTTTTAAGAAAAAATGGCATATTATTTATTATACGTTTCCAAATTTCTCTTGAAATATTTTTCTCTGGAACTGTAGAAAGTTGAGTGAAAGTACTTGCATCTGATCCTGTTGCTTCTTGTCCGAGAACATATCTTGGTAAATCTACTAAATCATTTCCATCATTTAAATAAAATCCAAGAGAAGTTCCTACCGCATAAATTAAATCTTTTGATAAACCTTCTGTTAATTTTTGTCGTCTATCATATATTTGAGGAATTTCATTTATGTATGACCAAATATTATCAAAATGTTCTCCAGTCATATTAATAAAAGTATGAAATGGTACATTTGCACTTTCATTTACTATATGGTCAGGTATATTGCGTAACAATCCATTTCTATTATTTCTATCATATAAAGATGCAGAAGATATTTGTCCATCATACCAAGATATGGCCTGTGATGAAGTAACTGGATATGGAACATATGGACTCAACTCAGTACCTGCTCCCGATGATACTGGCCAAGAATTATCATAAAATTCCCCAAGTGAACTTGAAAAATAAGAAGAACTTTGAAAATACATATACTTCTCAAATGGTGTAAATTCATTTTTTATCTTTCTTGTTTTCATCGCCAGGCTTGAAGTTTGTTCATATGTTAATGACCCAGAAATACCTAATAAATTATTACTTTGACTTGTATATAATTCTACCTTCTCTAATTTAATTTTAAAGTTTTTTAATCTATCCTCTATAGAACTAAAATGTATAAAATTATCCCACTGTCTATAATCTATACCAGTAAGTTCTATACTTTCCATAAAACTACCACTTATTATTTCATTTTCTATTGCCTCTTTTATACTTTTATCACCCGTAACTAAATCATCATATGATTTAAATTTTGTATCTCGTGAGACAAAATAACTATCGGCCTGAGTTCCAGTATCCCATTTCGGATTTCTTAAAACTACAGCATCTATATCTTCTTCTACAAAGTCTACTAACTGTACTGTTTCTATATGGGACGGGACCATTTCTTTTACAACATAAGTTAAATCTCCTTCTGATACACCAGCTGGTAATGGTTCATATAATTTATAAACTACTGAGTGTGGATATTCAGTATACTTGTTAGTATCTTTTTGGAAATTAACAATAAGATTTGATTTGTCCTCATCAAACTGTAAATAACTGTATAAATCTTTTGGATTATTATGGTAAGTAATATACCATTTTGGATAGAGCAACTCAAAATTAGTAAGATTACCAACTCTTTGACCCTGTGCCTGCCAACTTTCTTCAACAGTTAACTCTTGACTATTAATAACACCAGATACCTTTGAAAAATATGATTCATAAATTGGTGTTTGTCCATCACCACTTGTTGTATGTTGTGCCTCTGTATCTCCGAAATTAATCCACGCTCCGGGCGGGTCTTTATATACCCAAAGATTTCCATCTTCATCAATTATTTGTTGTCCTATAAAATCTGGGGGTATTGGTAATCCGTTTTCATCAAATCCATCCAAACCAGTATTTGCAGAACGATTTGCCGTTCTTGCTCCCTCTATATCGAATCCAAGATTTGCATAATTTTCAGCATCAGATAAACCAGAATCCCACTCGGGAATTCCACCAAGACCATCACCACCAAGACCATCACCACCACCAACATCTCGATTTTTTCGTAACATTATAACAGCACCTGCAACGGTGGCTAATGCTAAAGCTCCAAGTGCTAATGCTGGTAATAATCCTTTAAGTTTATCCCATAAACTTGGTCCATCAGGTGCCGAAGCTGTTGCTGCAGGACTTTGTGGTCCACCACCACCACTTCCACCAGCACCACCAGACTCTACATCAACACCTTCACCACAGGCACCCATTCGTGGGATTACAGTGTTTTGATTTCCACCCCAATATATTATTCTTTTGTTTTTTAATTTAGACATAAATAATTCCATTTAGATTATTTATTATGAACCAAATATCCTTCAGCAAAATAATTATGAGTTCCATCAACTTCAAAATTATATACTGTTACTGGTTCATCACTTAATTCAATACTATCAATTGTATGTTCTAATCCATCTACATGAAGTATTTTATCTCCAATCGACAAATCTCCAGCTTCTACCCACTTACCATCTGTATAAAATGGATGAACTGAAGTAGTTTTAATAATTCCATTTATAATCATATAATACCTATCACTATGAACATATGTTTCTGTTACTTTAGAATTAACGGTTGAACTTGTTCCTACATCAAATGATTTTACAATATCACCCACTTTAATATCTTCAATATACTTTATACCATTCGGTATTTGAATATGTGTTCCTGCAACAAAACATCCAGGAGCCCAAGTAAAACCAGCATTAACCGTTTTATTTCCATCCATTGTAACTGTTAGGTTAGTGCCCGTACCAGTTCCATCTCCAGTCCACCCATCAAAATTATAATTAACATTAGGTTGAGCAACTACAATCTTAACTGTCCCCTCGTCATAGTCGGCCGTAGATGGTCCATTAGCTGATCCTATTCCTGCAATTCCACCTACTCCAGTATTCACAGTCAGAGTATATTGTGGTACTTCATATACTATAAAATGGGCCGTTATTGTACCACTAGCCTGTGCACTAAACGATGTATCAGAATCATTAACGGCTATGGTATTCTGTCCACTTGAATCAGTCCAATGTGAAAATTGATATCCATCATATGGAAGTGCTGTAATCTCAATTGTTGTACCTTCAGTAAAGGGTGAGGAAGTAGGATTGGAAACTACTGTTCCTGATCCGCCTGTTGTTACAGTTATATTATACTCTGGAGGTATCTCCTCACTAAATACTGCTGTTATGGTAGCGTCCGCCTTAACTACCAGTTGAGTTGAATTATTTGTTATATTAGTAAATTCATTTTGTCCACTTGAATCAGTCCAAGTAGTAAAAAAATACCCTGAATTTGCATTAGAATATAAACTAACTGTAGTACCCCATTGGTAATATCCACCAGTAGTAGCACCACCCTGACCACTTACAGTTCCACCAGTTCCTGCCTGAACTGCTATCGTGTGTTCAGTTAAAGATGTTCCTTCTCCTCCTGTTACTCCGCCCTCATAAAGAGGTTCATCTAATGGAATTGCTGATGGAAAATCACCTACACCCGTAAAAGTATCTTCAGTAATATCAGGACCAATTGGAAGATTATTAATTACATATGAAGATACTCTTAATTCATCATGGACAGGATCGTAATTACCATCACCAACCACATCTGCAACAAATAAACTCGCTCCTGGTTTTAATAATTTTAAAGTTCTAATATTTCTATCATTACTAATCCACCTTCTATGTCCTGATTGAATATACCAAAGAGTATCGTTCTGCATATGGGGAGCTCCTATACCACTGTCAATACCAGTTACTGCAGCCTCGGAATATATACTCCATTCAGCTGTATAGTTTGTTCCCTTTGTAGCCATTGGACCTTGTAAAGAATGTTTGCGTGGTGCTGTAAGATGACCATCCCAACCAATGATTTTTCCATCCAACTCACTACTAAGTGGTTCTGGTAATATTATATCTTCTTCCTCCGCAGTTGCAACTGTGATTTGTAACGGATCCATTGTAATAGTATCACTAAAATTAGGACTATTAACTACAAGAGAAACATTCATTATTCCAGAAATAGTATAAATATGGGAAATCTCAGGTGTACCAAATTCTTCATGACCACAACCAAAATCCCAATAATATGAAAGTTCTGATGGGGCTACGTTTCCACTTTCTCTTTTTGCTGTAAATGTTACGGGAGTATTTGTTATTGCATTATTATCAGGATAATTTGTTTCTATAGTAATAGGTGGTATTGGATCTTCTAATGACCAATTACCATTTTCATTTGTATTTGTATGTTCTGTATATCCTATGACAAATGCATTTTCAACTTCAAGTGTTCCATCTATATATTTTTGTTTAAATCCAGCATCACTACCTGCCTTATTATCAAATTGAAATGCCGTACTATCAATACCACCAAATTTTCCCAATCCATTTAATCCACCACCCATCATGAAAGAACCAAATCCCCTTACTGGAGTATAAATTCCATATTCATCTGATAAACTACTAAATTCATCTTTATATTTATCTAAATTAATTACTTGTGATGCGAGTCTAACTTCTTTTCTATCGGCTGATATTTCATCAATGAAAAATTTATATTCTTTTACATCAAGTTCACTTGGTGGACTACCATCTGCTGGTGGTTTTTCACCTTCAAATACTTTACCATCTTCATCAACATAAAAAAGACCCATCGGTTCACCAGTAAGTTGTGGATTACCACTATGTACTATTCCTGATTCATCTCCAACCGACTTAGTAAGAACTACTTCATCTGCTCCTGCCATTCGTCTATAAAATAAATACTTAACTTTGTAATCACCACGAGTAAAACCAACTTTTCTTAAATCATTACCTGGTTTTAACTTTATATTATCTCCATCATTTTCATAATCTTCACTCATGCCAGATTTAAGATATGTATCATTCATATCATATACATGAAATTTTACAAAATCTTCTACATCATTACCAAAGGAAGGGCTCAAGGCGCCTGTTTCTCCAAGAACCGACATCCTTTCTTTTTTCAGAAGTTCAAAATCTTTATCATTTAATCTGGTTAGTTGTCGTGGCATTTTATGTAAGTTCCTTTATTTCTCTATCTAAAACTTTATCTCTAATTTCTCCTTCATGATATCGAGGAGATTTTTTATCAACTGTTATATATTGATCTGGTCTTTCGTAATTTAATCCCGTATCTGGATCCTCAAATGCCAAAAATGTATTAACAGAATTTCTCATTGGTGTAGTTTTATTTATTGGTATAACTTTACCGTCATCATCAACAATTTGAGTTGCATTTTTAAATGTTTCAGCCTGTTCAAGTTTTTTTTGATAATCAACTTTATCTTGTTCATGAAGTTTTAACCAGAATTCATTTTTCTTTAATTCTTCATTTGTATATGGCATTTTTTATCTCACTACTTTAAATGAATGTTTCTCATCAAAATATTGAACGGTTTCATCAGCAGTTCCACTACCACTCACTATTTTATAATTTATTCTATAAAATCTTTCTGATTGTAATCCATTCATCCACAAATTGAAATAATTCCCTGTTGAATCACAACTCACTTTCGAACCACTTCCGAATGGAACAATAACATCTTCTGTATATGCATCTTTAATTTCATAATAAGTACTTCCACTTGGTAAATATTTTACCGTATTATACCCAGTAGAATATTGAGTAGAAGAATAAGTTCTTTCAGGAAATCTTTCTCTACCAACTACTCTAAATTTTATTTTTGAATTTTCTTTATATTTTGGTCTAAATCCTCTCATATAAAGATTCATATCTTCTAAATTAGCCGATGAAAGTGGTGATAAACTTCCCGTTGCCCAGGTAGAGTCATCCCAAACTACTTCTAACTTTGGTGGATAGATTGTATGAGTATTAGATGAAAAGAAACTAAAATGTCCATATCTTGTACTATTTCCTTCTTCAGCATTTGAATCTGAATTTCCAACACTACCACTTCTCTTTATCATAAATCCTTCATTTGGAACTGTACTGTGTAACCATTTCCATGCAATATCAGTTACATCCATTCTTAAATCTGCAGGTTCATGAGTGAAAGATTGAGATGCTTCATATCCACTTCCAGTATACCAAGTTCCACCAGTATCATTACTTCCACTTACCCATTGAGTCATTGCAACATTATTATCCTTCCACTTCCAACTCACCCCATCTTCTACTATCGGCCAAAAAAGATATTTTCCAGAACCGTTTTCCCAAGATTGACTAACTGGGTATCCATATAAAATTTGTGCTACATTTAATTGAGATGAATTTGCATCATATAAATTTAAATAAAATTTTGTTTGTGAACCAGATGTAATTAACCCAGATGATATTGATTTTGATACATAAGTTAAATCGAATTTAAGAAGTGCCCTTGAAACATTTATTGTTGAGCCATCATCATTCATATCTTTTCTTATTTCAAGAATCTCATCAAGTCCAGTATTTATACTTTCACTCGATTCATATAATGTTGTATCTTTGCTTGGAAATTCAAAATAATGCATTTACTTTCTCCCTTAAAAACTTACACCAACAGAATCACCAACCGCTCTTCCTTCTATGTCTGTATTGGGATATTTTAATTCAAATATGGATGGATCCAATGATGGATATATTATTCCATCTTTTGTTGCGTAGTTTATATCATATACGTTTCCAGAATAACCATCTGTAGTTTGCCATTTATTGGTAAATAATACAGGATGTTTTTGTGGGTTATCTTCCGATGGTGGAACAACTGCCCCAACCCCTTCAACTCTTGAAATTACTGAAACTAATTCTGCAATTACAATTGGTTGATTTATTTGCCACCTATCTATATCAAAAAATTCTTTAATACTTTGAATACATCTCAATGTTACTTCAGGTTTATTAAATCCCCTACGGGCTATATAACCAAATTTAACTCCTATATTAATAATCCATGCATTTTTAATATTAACCGCATCTGTTACTAATCTATACTGACTAAGATATGTTTTAAGATTTTCTTTAACTGCCACATTAAGTTGAGTAAGTTTTTTATTTTCAGTGTATCCAAGTGTATATAGATTCATAGCCATTGGATTTGGAAGTCTTTTAATAGATGATTGTACATTTTTAGTTTTAAGTTGATCTAAATTTCTTTCATCAACAAAAATATTTGAACCATCTGCAGTTTCTTTTTGCATACTTGGAATATTTAATTGTTCATCTTGAACGATATAAGCCTTTGCTACTGCTCCATATTTATTGCCCATCGCATAAGTTCTTGTAATATAATCCTCTTTTGTTACCGTTCTACCTTGTGCCTGAAAAAATGCTAATGCATTATTTTTAATTTCAGTTGTAGATTCTGCTGATTTTCCTCCTGTTGCTGGATATGGATTAGTTATCGCCACTGAATTTTGAGTCGAAGTAACTAAGGCTGCATTAAGACCAGTAGTAACCTGTGTAAATCCAATATCAGTTATATTTGATATTGAACCTGCTGCAACATTATCACTTATACCACCACCATATGAATATTTAACAGTAAGAGTTGTATTTGCTGGTGCCTGTCCATATGCTTTTGTTTTCAAAAAGTTTGCTGGATCAAAATATGTATCAAGATAACTTGGACTTCCTGGTAATGAAGAACCAACTGAATTTGGATTTGGAACAATTTCTTCATCTGGACTATCTGATATACCAGAACCAAATCTTAATTCTGTTTTACCATCCTGTACAATGTAAGTAACAAATCGTCTTGGTGTCTTTTTTAATTTTAAAAGATATGGTGCAGTATCATTATACTGAACTAAACTTGGATCATTTGCTGCTGTATTTTCTACTTCTACAAAAGTAGTATCTTGTGCCAAATATGGAACTTCATACCATATATTATTATCACTATCAGTTACAGAAATTACCTCTATTACATCAGTAGCTGATATTTTTATTCGTGGATATGATTCTGCTGCACCAAATACAAAAGTTTCTGATTTAATAGTTCCACTTTGTACTCTTACAGTCTTTTTTAATAAATAAAATGTTGGAACTTTAGTTGTTTGATTTACCTCATACACATCAATAATTAAAGGATCAAATGAACCCGAAAATTTAAAATTACAATCTTCTAATGTTCTAAATATTGTACCATTATTTGAAGTGATTTGTGTACCCTCATTAATAGTTAAAGCATACTTCATATTTGGTTTTACTGCTGTTCCTGTTCCAGTTGCAGGAACTGTTTGAAAAACGTCTACATTTGTAAATGCAGGTTGAGTTATTTTCGGTTTATATCCATATACCTGAGCCATTTCATAAATAGTTTTTCTATCTTCCGCATAAGCTAATAACATTTCTTTAAATTGACTATCTACATAGTATGAAAGAACATCACCTACATATGATGCCATTTCTATAAACATCATTCCAGGTGACGTCTCATTAAAATCATTATATGTGTTTGGAAAATATGTTTTTGCAAACTCTATTAGTCCTTCTCTAAAAGCACCAAAATCTTTATTTAAATATCTAACATCCTTTTGGACTCTTGTTGCCATTTTATTTCTCCACTAAATTATTCACCAGTAGCAAAACTTAAAGTTATAGCCTCATAAACTGTTGGGTTCATTACAAGACTAAATTCAAGTTCAATATTCATCTGATTAACTTCTACTTCATCTGGTTCAACCACAAGTTTATTAACTAATACATGAGGCAACCAATCCGCCATTGCCTCTGATATTTTTTCTTCAACACTGGTAATAAGTTCATCACCCATTGGTTCAAACAAAGTTAAAAATATATCTGCACCAAAGGTAGGCTGTCCTACTCTTTCACCTTTATTTGTTAAAAGTAAATTTCTAATATTACTTCCCGTCTGTGAAAGAGTAGTAGATGTTCCAGGAAAAAACCCATTTACATCATCATGTTGCATAGGTAATCCTAAACCAATAGTTACATCTGGATCTAAATCTAATTCTAATGCACTTCGTGCTCTACCCATTTTTTACTCCGTTATGGACGAAAATTCGTCCCACCTTTTTTCTCGTCTATTGCCTTCATAACTGCTGAATAATCTCTTGTTAATGCATCTTGTACATGGTCTGGAACTTGGTCAACATTTACTCTTGCATTCTTAATAGTCTGAACTGCTCCTATATCTCGTTTCTTCTGTTTTACGGTTTCAGTAGTTGCTACTCCTGGTGGTGAACCTGCTAAAACATCATTTATCTTACTCGAATCAAATGTTCCATCACCTAAAGTTGGATAATCTTCATATCCCCCAACTTGTGGACCTCCACTTTCACCTTGTGGAACTCCACCAACGGTTTCATTCAAAACCTTGTTAAGAGCTTTGTTTGATGTATAATTTACTTCCTTTTTAGGTTTAGTTTTATACTGTTTTCTAATAGGTTCTTTGAACTCTTTTTCGGTTAATGGTTTTGAAACTAATTCGGTAAGTGAAGATGAGTTTTCTTCTTTAATAAATATCTCATTCATTTGTTTTTTCACTTCTTTACGAACTACGGCTTCAATTATTTTTACTAACTCTTGTTTCTTCATTTTAATAACTCCTATTCATTTATTTAATAAATATTTTAATTTTATCTTTATCCTCTAATTGCAGATATGGATGTGGGCCCACGAACATTATTTCTTTTTTGTGTTCCAAATGCAACTTTGGCTGTCGCTAACCACCCCAGATCTTTCTTACTTACGTTACCCCCCACTTTTTTAGCTTTATCAAATGTTTCTGGAGATGCTAAAAATTCTACATTTTCATGAATTCTAAATTTTTCACCCTTTTTTGTTTTAATCTCCGCTCTTGACTTTCCCTGAGTTGTAATTATATCTCCTGAAAATATTTTTTCATTTGGTTTTGCTGATCTAACTCCAAATGTTCCTTTTCCATTTATATATACTTTTCCCAAAGGCAATGTAATGTTTCCTAATTGTGGTGGATTTGTAGGTCTGCCAAAAACTCTACTCTCTACACTTAATCCTACTGTATTAGGTCCTGCCCATAATCCACGATCACCAGCCTGAAAAATAACTCTACAATGTGGTTTTATCCTCATTTTTTCTTCTTTTTCAATAAATTGAATGGTTAATATACCATCATTATTAGTATCTGAACTCAGTTTGGACTCCAATAATCCAATACTGATATTATACGTTTCTATTAAATCACCATAATCAATCGTCTGACCCACATAGGCGGAACTTCCATTTATAAAACATGAATTTATTACACTTTTTACTTCTGCTATTGCCATAATAATATCCTAAACTAAAGTTCCTACCAGTGGCGCCGGTATTACTGCACTTCCTGCAGTAACAATTCCAGTAAACATAGATGCCTTAAACGATGTATCTATTGCTTTAGCCATTTCATTACACACATCTACTATACTTCCACCATCCATTCCCTTTTTGGTTGATGGTAAAAATATAGGTGGGGCTGCCATTAATGTAGTTCCCACTGCATTTATAGATCCTGTCCTAAAATTTAACATAAGTGCTGCAAATGTTACAATACTTAAAGAAATTAAATTCATAGTTGGATCCATTAATTTAAAACTTGCCATAATTTGAGACTCCATTGCCGCTTTGCCGGGTGATAAAGTGGCCCCACTAACTTTTACTTTTCTTCCAATTACATGACTTGCGGGATACGGGGTGGTCGCTGGTGTAAATGGTGGTGTAGTAACAATAACTTCTGCTTCTTTTGCATAATCTACAATAGCAGTTGCAAATCCTTTTGCAGAATCTTTTTGACTTTTTACGTTATCTCTTACATTCGTAAAATTATCTATTAAATTTTGTTTTAGTGTATTCTTGTTAAGTGCCATTATTATTCTGGTTTCATTAATAAATCACAAAGTTTCGCACGAATACTTTCAAAATCTGCAAGTGATGGTGTTGCACTTATAGGTCCACTTGGTCCCGCTCCAGTTGGAATTGCTGTTATATTTAAAATAGATGTAATAAGTTCATCTAATATATCAGTTAATGCTTCTCCATAAACAAGATGTTGTTGTCCCATATCATCTCTATCTTTTACATATCCAGTTATCCCTTGTGCCTTTCCACCTATTCTAATAAACGAACCTTGATTATCTTTTAATCCTGCACAATCATCAAGATGTAATATTGCACCTTTACACGAAGTTATGTTTGCGTAATCAGCTAAAGTTAAAATGGATGGACAAGGACTTGATAATATTGAACGATCAGTTCCAATACTCAATCCAGCGTTAGTTGGACTTGTCATAAGTAAAGTAGTATCTGTCATCGAAAGTGTACTTCCAGGACCACCAGATCCACCACCAACATTTAATTCCATAGTTTCATCAGCATCAACCGTAAAAGATTGTTGTGTAGAAAATCCAATACCATCATGACTAAATCCAAGTATCTTACCTTGTTTAGTATTAAAAGTAATTCTATCAGAATTAAGTACAATCTGTTTTCCACCATTCTTTGGTTGGTCATCTGATTGTTTAGAAGTCATAAATACATGATTAACTGCATTTGAACCTTTAATATCAAGTTTAACAGATTGGTCTGTAGTCATCCAGATAGAAGAACCATCCGCATTTATATCTTCTTCAACTGGTTTCTTGGGAGATTCTTTTAAATCTTGTACAATTCCACTTTTACCAAAAGTATCTGCATCTACTAACTGACCTGCCCTAATAAGAATATTTGGTGAATCTGGTTTATCATCTCCATCTTCATGTGCATCGGGTGTAATATTACTTCCTAATCTTATAGAATTTCCCCATCTTCCCTGAATGATATTATCACCTTGATATGGCCATAATCTTCTAATATCATGGTCTATTTCAAAATGTTCATAAATAAAATCTTCTTCAACAGTATCTTCATCTCTTGCACCACTTCCACCTGGACTAACGCTATTATTTGGATCACCAAAAAAATTAACATTATTTATATAAAATTGTTCCCCATTATAACTTACCACTATAACATATTCCCCCCTAAGTGGATAGGAATATTTAAATGGATCTAATGGTCTAATAGGAGTTAAAGTTTCAGGTTTCTCATCACGCTCACTGTTAACTTTTCTGGCAACTATATTGCCAAATTTTTTCCAATCTTTATCACTACCATCTTCCTTTTCAGGAATCTCATCTTCATCTAAAATAACAGCAAGAACTTCTGCCATCTCTAATTCATAAAATTCATTTTCTTTTGGATTGGGCAACAAACTTTTAACTATTTGTATAACAGTAGGTTTAGTTGGAAGTCCTCCTGATTTTTCTTGTGATTGTGGCACTGGTCTTTTTCCTGTAGACTTACTTGCTGGATTACTACTTTTACCCCAATATGACATTAATTTTCCTTAACTGATTGTATATCGTCTGATATCTTATCTGATTTTTTTTGTATGTCTACAACCACTTCATCTATGCTTGTTAGTAATTGTTCTTTCTCTTTATCTGATAAACCGAATTCTGCTTCTGCACCACCTTTGTTTTCGGCAGCAATCAATCGTTGTACAACAGTTGCCAATTTGACAAGTTGTTCATCATTCTTTACATTTATATCCAAATATTCTTTTATCATAGGAATTAACTGAATAGCCATATCC